AAAAGAAAACTTTATCGTGCAGTTGCTAATGTCAATATCTTGGAAGGTATACGTTTTTATGTTTCTTTTGCTTGTTCGTTTGCTTTTGGTGAACTCAAACTTATGGAGGGGTCAGCAAAAATCATCTCACTTATTGCGAGAGATGAAAACCAACACCTTGCGATCACTCAAAACATTTTAAACAATTGGAGAAAGGGTGATGATCCAGATATGGTTGAGATTGTAAAAGAAGAAGAGCAATGGTTGATTCAAGCATTTAAGAATACTGTTGACGAAGAAAAGAGATGGGCAGAATATCTCTTTAAAGATGGTTCAATGATTGGACTAAATGATAAACTACTACAGCAGTATGTTGAGTGGGTAGCAAATCGTAGAATACGTGCGATTGGATTCAAACCAATTTATGATATACCTGCAAGGAACAATCCATTACCTTGGACAGAGCATTGGATTAGTTCAAAAGGTTTACAGGTTGCACCACAGGAAACAGAGGTTGAATCTTATATTGTTGGTGGTATTAAACAAGACGTAAAGAAGGATACGTTCTCAGGATTTAAGTTATAGAAATCTGTCTATATAAAGAAATGATCTTTATAGGATGGAAGTTGATTATGAAAACCCTTGGATTTACGAAGGTGCTCCTTTTACCTCTGATGATATCGGCGACTACTATGGGTTCGTCTATCGCATCACCAATACCACCACTCAGAAATCCTACATCGGAAGAAAGTACTTTTACCAGAAGAGGAAACCCAGAGGAGGAAAGAGAAGAATCACAAGCGAGTCAGACTGGAAACGATACTACGGAAGTTCTGACGAACTTAAACGAGATATTAGAGAAATTGGTAGAACTTCTTTCAGAAGAGAAATCCTCTCCCTCCACACAACCCTCGGAAAAGTAAACTACGAGGAGACCAAACAATTGTTTCTTCATAATGTCCTAACAGAAGCACTTGACGACGGGACGCCAATGTATTATAATAGCAATATACTCGGACGTTATATGCGTAAAGATTATGGCAACTTTGAAAAAAACAGTGAATGAAGTATATTATTGGTCAATTGATCGAGTGAATGAACTTTGTTCTCGTGGTGATTTTGAAGAGGTTGTGAATGGTGATTCAATTCGTCAAGAATTTGATGAGTGGATTACATCAAATAATAAACATTCTGACGAAGAAATTATTTCAATGGCATATATCGGAGAAGGAAGCGAGTATGACATATAGTTTATTGATTAAATAATCATGTTACAAAAAATTGTAAATGGAATCGCTATTGCAAGCGGTGTTGTATCTCTCACCGTTGTTGGTACTGCTGGTTACGTATTCATACGTAAGGATGCGATTATCGACAACATCAAAAGCAAGGTAATGGAATCAGTTCTACCTGGTGGACTTGGTAGTGCACTTGGTAGTGGTGGACTTGGAGGAGCATTAGAAATGCCAAAACTTGGTGGTAATCCTATGGCGGCACCTGATGCACCAACAAGACAAGCAGAACAAGCAGAACCCCAAGCACCTATTTTACCACTTGGTTTTTAATCGAAAACAGTTAATATAAAGTTAAGATGTCTATATATAAATAGTCGTCTTAATTTTTATGGCTGAAGAAGTAAAAAAGGAAGCACCTAAAAAGGTAGGACCACTCGGTAAGTTAAAAGAACTAGCAGAGGACAAAGAGGAGCAGATGGAAATCTTCTCCACTTTTGTGCGCTTAGGTATCTTAATCTGGAGTGGTGGAATATTGACATTGAATTATGTTTCAATTCCTAACTTCCCTCAGAAAAATATTGATCCAACTTTCATAGCGAGTGTCTTTACAGGAGTGCTAGCTAGTTTTGGAATCCAAACTGCAAAGAACAAAGATAAGAGTGCATCAGCATCTTCACCTGGTTCAGTAACAAAAGCAGACATGGAGAAACTACTTGAAAAAGCAGCGAACACTGCACCTGCACAAACCATTCGCATCGAACAAGCACCTATGGTACTTGCTCCTACTCCTCCTACTAAGAAGGGATAATGGAAAAGAAAGAGGTGAAGTGGTCTAGGTTGTTTGCACTTGGACTCGGAGGGATTGTTGGTCTCTCTCATATTGGTATGATTGGTGCTCTTATGAATCGTGAGAGTAAGTTGCCAAGTATCAACGTGCCAGTAGGACCATATACAGCATATGAAGCAGAGGTTGGAAAAGAAGGATATAGAATTAAATATCGTGCAAACGATCCTCTAGTGATGCATGTGGAACGGGATAGTAACACAAAGGGTGGCTTTCTTGGATTGGCTAATAACAAAGTTAAAACCATCGAACAATACACGATGGACGGTTCAGTTCACACAAGACCGAATAGTTCATCAACAACAATCGCAGACGGAAAATCCGAAGCTTGTATCAAAGCAATCGGAAGTGCAGAAGGAACGGGAAGACTCGTCGGTTCCAGTATTGGTGCTAGTGCTGCTCCTACTCTGTCTAATATTCCCTTTGTTGGTTGGGTTGCTGCTGGTTGGGTGACTATGTTCTCAGGTAATCAGGGTGCTGAGATTGGTGGTACTATGGCAGAGGACTTAAGCAAAGATTGTTAGTGTGTAAACCGACACATTGATGCGTAATTATACCTAGTATGTTATTATAAATAATAACGTACTGGAGTTGAAACTATCATGTCCCATTACACACTAAGTTGGCACGATCAACAAACAAAATACCAAATCTGCGAATATGCGAATGACGCATTTGAAGCAGTAAGAAATGCAAGAGAGGATGTTCCGTATCTACACGAACATCCTTTTTCTTTGGATAAAATTCAAAAGGAGGATTAATGAAAGAGTTTATTCATTGGACAAATAGATGTATGGTTATTGCAATACTCGTATTATCATGCGTCTTCTTAGGTGGCACAGCTTATGCCGCTGAAATTACTATGGGGTCAGGAGGTAATTTAATCTTTGAACCAAGTGAGATTACTATCAAAGCAGGTGATACAATCACATTTGTGAATGGTGAATTACCACCTCATAATATGATTGTTAAAGACCATCCCGAACTATCACATTCAGACCTGGCTTTTATGGGTGGGGAAAGTTTCGACGTTACTTTCCCAGAATCTGGAGAGTATGAGTTTCAATGTGATCCTCATGCAGGTGCAGGAATGAAAGGAGTTATTCACGTAGAATGAAAAAATTTAACACTTGGGTGCTAGACACCACAATTTACATCATTGATTTTCTCTATCGGGGTAGAGATTTTCAAAGATTCTGGGTTCTTGAAGTCATCGCAAGAGCACCATACTTCTCATTCATAAGTGTGCTTCACTTTCGTGAGTCACTTGGATTAAGAGGAGAAGACCATATATATTTGATGAAAGAACATTTCTATCAGGCATTAAATGAAACAGAACATTTGGAAGAGATGGAAACTCGTGGAGGCAATGAGTACTGGATTGACAGATTCTTCGCTAAACACTTGGTTCTTCTTTACTATTGGATTATGGTTGCTTATTATTTCATTAGTCCAATAGATGCGTATGATATCAATATGAAAATTGAGAAACACGCATATGAGACCTATGTAAAATATTCTGCATATCATCCAGAGGATAAAAAGATTGCAGAGATAGCAGAGGACGAACTCAAACACGCAAAAGAATTGCGACTAGCAATGTCGATGGTATGACGAATAGATTTAAAGAAATCCTACCCCCTCATACAAAAGAAGAAAAGTCCTATCCCCAGTTAATATCACTGGGGATTATGCTATTAGGCATACTTATCATTGATATAATGGGCTATTATCATGGTAACATGACATTACTTGAAGTGCTAAAAAATTTGTGATTAAATAAAAGTAATTACAATATCTTTATGCTATCAACACAATATCGTCTTCGACTTGAAGGCATCTGCAAGTCAATTGCAGCGGGAACTGAGGTAAGTTTAGAAGACATGATATGGGCAGAGAAGTTAGCAAAAGCAAATACGAGTGCGAGAGGAATGATAAAACAAGCAAGAAGAATGAAGACGAATCCGAACGATTCTTTTCTGAATAACTTGAATATAGGAGACTCCGATTCAAGTGGTAGACAAGTAAGGGGTTTCGATAATGTAGATGATATGTATGACTGGTTCCGACCAGATAGATCAGATGATTGGCGACAACGTGACTAATGAAATATAATGTTAATATTGAAGCAGGTAATGCTTTTGTTGAACGACTAAAATTAAAAGCACCAGGTATTGGTGGATTCAGTGGTATGTTTGAGGTTCCTATCGGGTATAAGGAACCTGTTTTGGTGTCTGGTGCTGATGGTGTCGGAACTAAAATAAAACTAGCAGATTACAGCACCATAGGTATTGATCTTGTTGCAATGTGTGTCAATGATGTAATCTGTTGTGGTGCAAAACCATTATACTTTTTAGATTATATTTCAACTCCCTGTGTAGATTACAAAGTTGATCTCATAATGGAAGGTATTATGAAAGGTTGTGAGATTGCAGGTTGTGAATTATTGGGTGGAGAAACTGCTGAACATGTATCATCTTTTGAGGTTGATCTTGCAGGTTTCTGTACTGGTATTGTAGAGAAAAAAGACATAATTGATGGTAGCAAAATAAAAAGAGGAGATAAAATTATTGGCATACCCAGTAGTGGTGTTCATAGTAATGGATATACTTTAATAAATGACATTGATTTCTATGATCCACAATTATCAACACCCACAATCATCTATGCAAAACACATAGAGATGCTACTTGATGAAATACCTATTCTTGGTATGGCACATATTACAGGTGGTGGATTGGTCGAAAACATATCCAGAGTTTTACCAAAGGGATTGAAACCATATATTGATTGGAATACATGGACTCATCCAGATATCTTCAAGAAGATAATGGACAAAGGTAATGTGCCATTAGAAGAAATGAAGAGAGTATTTAATATGGGTATTGGATTTGTTCTGATAGTTCCAAGAGAGTGTGATTATGGTGTACAGATAGGAGAGGTGTATGGGTAGTGTAGTTCATGGTGTGAATATAATGATTGCAATCCTCTTGATTTCTGTGTCAATTGTGATATACTATATACTGAGATACGATCATTTCTTCCCCAATGACTAAAAAAGAAAAACCTCGTGAGTATGCAAAAGATAGAATGGAATACTTTCGTGAGTTTCATAGGGTGATTGCACCAGTGGTTGTTTTAAAAAAGGATGAATAAGTTTGTAATATTACCTTTAATATTAGTAGGGTGCACAGCACCAGTTACAGATCCTCCTGCACATGCTTTGGATGTTGAGGAGGACGCACTAGAAAAGATAATGCTCTATGCACACGGATATAGAACAACAGTAAGAAATCTTGATATTGATTCTATGCTAAATAATGCACTAATGGAGTTTAAAAATGGGAGCAATGATTCCACCGAGCAGAAAGAGCTGCTACAACTTCCGAGTGACGGAGATTAATCGTGTTCTTGACGGGGATACTATTGATGTCACCATTGATCTTGGGTTTGAT